CCTCCGCGACTGGTTGACGAAAGACGGGAAGGGCGCCGGCCTGCTCGCGTACTGCCTTCATGCCCGCCTCGTCGTATCCCCAGATATTGCTGTCGTCGAACCGCTCAGGTCCGAGATAGCCAGGGTGCAGTTGTTTGCCGGTGCAGATGTAATCACGAAGCTCTTTGACCAGGTCCTTCAGCGTGCCGCCGTGGCTGAACCCGCGCCACCGGCCGCCCCACGCCGTTTCATGCGTGAAAATCCGCTTTCCGCTGTAGTCGTCGACGAACCAGACCTTGCCGCGCGCGTCGACTTCCATGCTCGCGTAACGGTTCGCTGCGTGGTTGTGGAAGAACCGGCGACCATTGTCCGCGATGATCTGGATTGCTTGGTTGACCTGCTCGCAACGCTTACGCTTCAACCACATGCTGTTTTCCGAATAACGGGAGCCGCGGTACTCCGGTTTCGGCTCGTAATCGGTAGGGCGGATCACGCAGGCCAATAGTTGCGTCCAGGTCGCTGCATCATTCGGCAAGCACAGACCGAATTCTTTGGTGTCGTATTCGACCTCTCGGGAAAGCCGCTCAACCAGATAGAAAGGCACCGCAACGTTCGAACAGCCGCTGTTGTAGTAGCCAAGATGCTCAATCACGCGAGCCTCTTCGTAGATACCGGCGCTGGACAGCTTCCAGCAATACCCCTTGTCATCAGGCCGCCAGAGGGTTATCGCCTTATGGCGCCGATGGGTGTGCTTGACGCTCAGCACGACGAATGAGCCGGCCGGTTTGTTTTCTGTGGGCATGGGAGGTCCTTGCGGTCTATGCTCGGCCGCTAATCAATAAGGAGTGTTTGTAATGTCTGATCAAAAGACAGTTTTGGAGATGATTTTGACTGCAGAAGTACTCGCATTAGCTGCCGCGCTAAAAGCCGAGAGACTCGCAAAATCAAATGTGATGGGTTATGACGGGATAAGCGATGCTGTAAGGCTCATAAAGAACAAGCGGGCCTCAATCCTTGAGGAGCTCTCTCGTCCGTAGTTTCACGCAGCTACAGCTTGGTGTTCCGCTATTCGCCATGGGTCATTGGCCCTTGCCAGTGCAGCCATAGGCGGTGGGCTGACGCTGTTCCCGCACATGTGGACTTGCTGAGTCTTAGTGAACGGTTTGCCGTCGGCTCCGTGGCTGATGATGTAGTCGGCGGGGAAGCCTTGAGCTTTGTACAGCTCGGCCGGTTGCAGCATCCGTAGGCAGATGTCGACGATCACGTACGGCGTTCCCTTGATGGTGACAGTCACGAGGCCCAGCCGATCTTTGGTGGTTATCGTTGGCGCTGGTGCGTCGGCGGCGCTCATGTTCTCGGTGCCGTAGTAGCTGATAAGGAATGCCGCGACGCGCAGTGCACCGGCTTCAACCTCCGGCGAAAGCTGGAACTCAACCAACGAACTCTTACCGCCACCGCCTGCCGTGATGGTTGGTGCTGGCTCATCTACCGCCTGGCCAACGCTGGCGCCGAACTGACGCTCCATGAATGCGGTGACCAGTCCGTGGTGGGTGCCACCGGCGCTGATGGTGTGCAGCGGATCGGCAGTGTCCCGCGCATCGCAGTTGCCGCGCAGGTGCACCAGGTTGGCGGTCACCAGTTGCTGCTGACTGCCGGTGTTAGTCACCGTGGTCATGGGGTCTTCGATGCTCTTGGCGTCGGTGGTGTTGAATCCACCATTCATCTGGGCCATGAACACCGTCGAGATACCCATTGCGTGGGCAGCACCGGCCGGGCGCTGGTAGTTGCCACCGCTGGTTATGGTCGGCAATGGTTCATCGAGCGCCTTGCCCTCATCAGCAAATCGGAACTTCACCAGGTGCGCCGCGGCGAGTGCGTGCTTCACGCCACCAGCAACTACCGTGCCCAACGGCTGATCAAGTCCCGGTACGCGCGGTTCCTGTCCGGCGCGTTCGCCATACCCGGTTTGAATGAGGGTTGGGCTGATGAGTGTCAGCTCGCCGCGGTTGGCGCAGGTGACCGTCGGTAGCGGCGAGTGTGGATCGTTGATCCGGTCGCTGCCCTGGTGCGTTGCTGGCGCGATGATAGGGCTGGCCATTGCGAACGATCCACCCCGCGGCCAAGAGGTCACGGTGCGCAGCGGGTCGTGGGCTGACTGCACGCTTTCGCCGGACCAGTTCGCGATCGGAACGATAAATGGGTCAGCGGCATCGATGACAAACTTCTTCATACCCTTGGCGATTCGCCGTAGGGTGGCTGGGGCCAGTGGCTTTGGCCGGTCGAAGATGCTTTTGCTCGGGATGGTCCAGTCGATGCACTCGGCGGCGGTGCGCCACTTCTGTTGGCCCTTTACCGGGTGCTTGGCGTGGGTCGGCGCTGGCCAGGCAACCGGCTCGCCGTCACAGCGGGCGATCATGAACAGGCGTTCGCGGCTGGTCGGTGCACCGAAATCGCAGGCCTTGATGACGCGCCACTCGACGACGTATCCCAGGTGCTGCAACTCGGCTACGAAAGTTGCCCAGGTCTGGCCGCGCCGCTTCGGGTCAGGCACCAGGAACTGCTGGTGGACCGGGACGACTTCGCCCCGCTCGGCAATGGTACCGCCGAGCTTCATTACTCGGCCGGTCACCTTGCAGCGCTTGGCAATCAACGGCCCCCACTGGAGGATCTGCTTCACGTTTTCAAGGCTGATGACGCGGGGCTTCTTCTTGCCGGCCCACTTCAGGCCGATCCACGACAAGTTGCGAATCTCACGCTTGCGTGGCTGGCCGCCGGCGGCCTGGCTGTGATGCGTGCAGTCCGGCGACATGTGGAACCAGCCCACGGCCTTGCCGCCGCACTCTGTGTCCGGATCACCCTCGAACACGTCGGTGGTGTAGTGCACGGCACCCGGGTGATTGACGGTGTGCATGCTGATCGCCTGAGGGCTGTGATTCTTTGCTACGTTCACCGCGCGCCCCAGCCCCATTTCCAGCCCGGTACCGGCGCCGCCACCACCACAGAAGAAGTCGACAACGATCTCATCGTCCTGAGTGCTGAAGCCGAGTCCGTATTGAGTTTTGAAATCGAAGGGGTGTTTCTTCTGTTGTGCGGACATAGGGGATCCTCGCCGGCTGGCGTGATTCGTTGAAGTGGGGTATTTGTGTTCGGCCCGGCATGGGGCCGGACCAAGGAGAGCAGAAGATGGATGAGCACAGCAGTAAGATTCAGATCCCCGAAGGGCATACCCTGGTAGCCAAGGGGATGGAGGCGAAAGGCTCCCGCCGTGGGGAAGATACGGATATCTATAGGTACGACGAACTGAATGCTGCCGGCGAAGTGGTTGCCTCGCATGAGGTGACCGATAGCATGTCTATCTATCCGCCATTTAAACGGCACATCAGCGCCTCAAAAGTTTCTTGAGTGCTTTAGGCACGATAACTTCGTCGCCCGGATCGCGCTTTAGCTCGGCGAGGCTTTGATCCTTAAATGATCGCGACACCTTTTCGCTTGGTTCGTAAGGTGTCGTGACACAGCGAAGCATCCGAGTAGCTGTTTCAAAGTCGGCGGCGATCACATTGCGCAGCAGGTTCTGATACACCTCCTGCTGGTTGTTGAAACCGTGCTCTTTCATCAAGCGCTTGAGGTCCGGCATAAACACGCCGGCCACCTCAACCGTGAATTTCTCGATGCCCAGCGCGGCATTCTTGGCGGCTTCCTTCTCGCGCTTCTTGCGCTGCTTGATGGCTTCCGCCGTCAGCTCCTGTTCTTTTGCCATGGCCTGCCTCTTCAATTCCTTGGGCCGGTAGATCCAGCCATGTCTGTCGTCGGCGCTGGCGCACCTGGTTGTTGATTCGTCTCATGCTGCGACCTTTACCTGATGCCAGGCGCCGGCGGCGTAGAACAACTTCGCGGCCAGTGCCTCATCAAGTGAGACCTCCGCAGGAACGGCGATCCAGCCCGACGCAACCATGTGGTTTGGATTGCAGCTGTTTCGCAGCTCCAGGTAGTAATGCTCGATGGCATCCGTCAGGCGCTCGACCTTGTAGATGCCTTCCGGCGATATCTCCACCGACTTGACGTACTCGACACCGCGCTCGTCTCGACACATGGCGCTGAGGTAGATCGTCCAGTGGTAGGCGAAGTCGAACAGAGCGTTGGCGATCGCCAGGCTCCGGATCTGTCGGCAGCTTTTCCAGTTCGCCATGATCTGCGTGCCGCTCGGGTCGATGTTCACGACAGCGACGTGATTCGTTCGGAGCAGCGCCCGGCAGCTGCGTTCTGCCCGGGCGAAGCCGTTATTCGGTTTCCGTTTGCTCATAGCGCCTCCGCGAGTTTCCGCAGTGTCTTGCGCTCAGCAGCAGTGATGGCGGGGCGGCGGCGCTTGAGAACGGTGTCGGGATCGATTTTGTTGGAGCGCTCCGCCGGTGGCGGATTGATTTGAGCGGGCTCTGCTCTGGAGAAGCGTCCGCCCGCGGCCAGATGCTGTTCGACCTGGCTGGAAAGCTCCTGCGCTTTATCGCGCCGGAACTCGATGTCGTATTTCAGGTTGCTGATCATGGTGGCCACCTCATTAGTTATCAGGCGCTTAAACGATAGGCTTGCGCGCGAGCTCGATCCGCGACCTCATCAACCATGCGATTCAGTTCCAGGTTGAACTGGACGAGCTCCCTGTGCAGGTTGGCGATGTAATCTTCGTCGCGGTAAATCGTCTCGATGTAGAGCTGACACTCTTCATCCTGACGCGAATCAAACGACAGAAAATCCCACCACTTCCGCCCCGTGACGAACATGCAGCCCTGTACCTGAGGCATATGTTCCACTGGCATGCCTTCGAGCCAAGTCCTGACGTGTATCGCCTCGTTGAAAGGGCACTTAGACTCGGTGCCCCCGTCATCGTTGATCAGGCCGTCTGGCGAGCAACCGAGCCAGTCGTATTTCGGATGAACGATGAA